GATGGAGGCTAGGACAAACCCCTCAAGACCTGAGGTGGCTATGCCCAACTTCATCTTCGAGCTCAAGGATATCCCTGAGTTGCTGCACCTGAAAGGTCTTGAGTTTGAGAAAGAGCCTAGGTTCATTAACCTATCTCGCGTCCCAAAACACAAGAATTCCGTTGCCGAGAGATATTTCGGCTGGAATCTCCTCTTTCAGGATTTAGGCCGTCTCCTGAACTTTACAGATCAGGTGAATCGCCGTGTGAAGGAACTTAAAGCCCTCTACACTAAGCGAGGCCTTCGTCGTGTCCGGACCGTTTTTACCGGTCAGGCTGCTCAGACGAGCGGTCTCCAAGTCTTTCAGTCGTTCAACGCCTGGGTTGACGGATGGATCGAAACCCATACGTCTGTCAAGACCTGGGCCACTTGTAAGTGGCAACCAGATTATCCTGACATCCCAAGTGCTGACGAACTCCTGTGGACAGCACGTCGTGTTGTCCATGGGTGGGACTTTTCCAGTAATGGCATAGGTTCTATCCTATGGGAGGCCGTTCCGTGGTCATGGCTTGGCGACTACATGTCGGACGTTGGGGATTTCTTTAATGCCCATCGTAACGCAGTAGGCGCCACTGCCATTGACGGATGCGTAATGAATCATACTGTGACGAGTTCAACTATGAAGTTTAACTCTATCTCAGCCGGATTTACCGCATCCCCTTCAGCTTATGCTATCGATTCAAAATATCGAGAGCTATCGCTGGCCGGACTTTCTGTAAACCTGCCCTTTCTTGGGAGCAGGCAGCTGGTGACCTTGTTGGGCATCACTGCCAATCTCTCACCGAAGTGAGCCGGCAGTGATGTACTAGGTAACTAAACACCAACAAGGAGAAGTTCAAATGGCCTTTGGGTCGACTCTGACGATCACCATCAATTCGGTGGCGAAAGTCTTGAATCGCATCAATCAGGACAACTATGGGAGCGAATATTATCTTCGCTCTTCCTCTGAGGATTACCGGGTTAAAATCCGGCACTCCAGGGAGGCAACGCAGGCAGATGGGAGGAGCTTCGACCGTCATAACGTCGAAGTAACTCACACTGTCTTCGCCACAGGCAGCGATCCTGAGATCAAGCGCCAGTTTTATATCATCGGCAGAATTCTCTCCACCGATGATATCACCGACGCCGGATACCTGTTCGCTGGATTTGTCGATTATCTCGACAGCTCCACCGTCCAGGGCGATCTGCTGACCTGGCAGTCGTAAGACTGCCGACACACGCCTTAGCGCGTGCTGCCGAAGTTGTTCCTTTAAGGCCTTGGATCCAATCATCTAACTAAGGAGTTAGACGTGGATAAAAGCCTGACATTGAACTTCATCGGACTCTACCGTGGTATCTTTGCAGACGCCGCGGCGTATCATCCAATCTCCCGCAAGGGTTTTGACCGTGATTTATCACGTCTCGAGGCCCTTAGTAGGAATATGGGGAGCAAGCTCTTCACTCTTGCTCTCCCCGCAATCGGAAAGGCATTCGATGCCTCACTTGAAAGCGGACGCCTTGTTCTCAATGGTCTCCCTCTTACGAGGAAGATCAATGGGAGGACACAGATTCCTAGACTATTCCAGGATTTCTGGTCGCGTATATTCCATCCAGACGGGTGTCTGAAGAGTGACATCGATCCGAACGATATCTTATTCCTCCGTACAATTTTGTACGCCGGGAAGAAATATCGAGCTGATTGTGCTCCCTCTTCGGTTTATGCAACCGTAAAGGAGTACTACGATGTCGAAGACGCCTTACCCGAGCCCAGTAAGAAATGGGACTCGGATGGGTCGGATTGGGATCGGAGTAGTTGCGGGGATCTTTCTGATCTCCTTCTACCTGATCGCGATCTTTTCTCCTCTGCCGCAGAACGCGGATCAGACGAGCGTCTCTTGCTCCAACTTGCTCAGCAAACCGCTGATCGAGTTGCTTCACTGCTTGGGGAGTATATCCCTAACCAGTGGAGATTCAGACATGGACCTGGAGCGGTCTCAGATCTCCAAACAGGGCGAGGGTACAAGTACTCTTTTCCCGAATGGGGACCTCGCCTGCAATCCTTCTTCCCAGCTATCGAGTTTGCGCAAGCAAATACCCGATCTTCTGTGTTGATTGATGACTACGAGTCTGGTGGCATCCCTCTCGTGGAGGGTGCTTCACGCTTGTATGCTGTTCCAAAGACGCAAAAGGGTCCGCGGCTCATCGCCGCAGAACCTACTGCTAATCAATGGTGTCAGCAGTCTGTTCGTGATTTCCTGAACAGCGCCATCAAAGCATCCGTCCTAGGCCGTTCTATCGACTTTAGTCGACAGGACTTGTCTGGGGAAGATGCTAGGCTTGCATCTATTGATGGGAGTCGGGCCACCGTTGATCTTTCTTCGGCGTCCGACCGCCTATCCTGCTACGTCGTAGAACGCCTGTTTAGAGCGAATCGCTCTATTCTAGGCGCTATGATCTCTAGCAGGACTAGGTTTCTCATCAATGACATTGACAAGAAATCTCCTAAGCTTCACAAGCTTCGGAAGTTCGCGTCAATGGGCTCCGCTCTCACCTTTCCAATTCAGACTATCTGCTTTTATATGCTTTGCACCGCCGCAGGTTTACATGCGACAGGCACGCCTATAAAGCACTGGTCAAAAATTGGAAGGCAGGTACGAGTATACGGAGACGATATTATCGTTCCCGTATCTTGGATGCCTAGCGTGCGTAAGCTGTTAAAGCTTACTTTTCTCAAGGTTAACGATGCTAAAACTTTCGTGAATGGAAAATTTCGCGAGAGCTGCGGCACCGACGCATTCCAGGGGTATATTGTTACCCCTGGTCAGGTCCTTGAGTTTTGCACGCCTGAGTCCAATCCCGGTGTCCTCCAGGGCATCGTCGACACCGCCAACAACCTTTTCTTCAAAGGTCTTTGGCATATGGCCGACGAAGTCCTGGCACCAGTGACTGGGTGGATGAGGAAACTCATTCCCACAGTTCCAATTGGATCCGGGGCTTTCGGCCTCATCTCAACCTCAGGTTTTTCGTCATCCTCTCCACGGAGATGGAACGAAGACCTTCAGCAAGAGGAGTACCTCTCTTTGAAATACGTTCCAAAGAAGACTCGTACCGCGAGGCACGAAAGCTTGGCTAACCTTCTTCAGTATTTTACTGAAGACCCCAGTTCTTTATCCGAGGGTTTTATCTCGGAGTGGGAATTAGGGCTTGTAGCCAAGCCCCTTACGGTTGCCCGTAAGGGGTGGGTATCGGTTCGCTATGCTGC